AAAATGACCAGTCAACGAGAACTTGTTGACACATTTGGTTCACCGTTCTTTGAAAAGACAGTATCGGCTAGTCCTATACACGGTGGCGAAAGAAACGAATACGGTCTACTAGCTGCTTACAGCTTGTTGGGCGTTTCAAATTCTGCATTTATCCTACGTGCAGATATCAACCTAAATGAATTAGAAGGTCAAACAGATGCACCGGGAGCGGATCCAGCTGACGGCAAGTGGTGGGTAGACACACAAACTACTACTTGGGGAATCAACGAATGGAATGGCTTGGCATTAGCAGACAGCGGTCAAAAATTTACTGCTAAAACCCCATTGGTACTCACAGACGCTGATCTTGACAACATCAACAGCAATGCTCCAAAAACATCGGTAGGCACAATAGGTGATTATGCTGTGGTGTTTCAAACAGCCGCAGGCGACGGAACATTTTTAGCTGATGATGAACTGGTAAGAATGTACTACAAGAGTGCAGGCAATGCCACTGCTGGTATCACAGCCGGTACATGGGTACTAGTTGGTAGTCCTAACTGGACAGCTAGTCATCCCACAGCATTCAGTTCTGCAGCAGTGACTGGTACATTATCAGGTACATTGATTATCAATGACGTAAGCATCACAGTGGGTGTTAGTCTTGCTGCCTGTCTTTCCAGCATCAATACTCTAATGAACGGCAGCGGTATCACAGCCACTGTCAGCAACAACAGATTGTATCTATACAGCGACGGTACTTCCACAGCCACAGACGGTGATTCCACTGCGACCGCAGGCGGAACAGGTAGTATTGTTATCAGTGGAACAGCACTGGGTACTGGTACTGGTAAATTGAACATTGTTGCCGGCACATATATGTGCCCAGTACTTGCCCAACAACCACACACCAGCATACCGTTGTTTAAGAGATCAGATTTTGGATCTACTGTAAATGCTCGTCCTACAGGTTCTGTATGGTTAAAAACAACTGAGCCAAACAACGGATCTCGTTGGAGAGTAAAACGTTACAATCAAACTACTGATTCGTGGATGGCTAATGAAGCACCCCTGTATGCAACTCCGCACTCTGCACTATACTTTCTAGATAAATCCGGTGGTGGCGCAAATCTTCCTAAAGATGCATTATTTGTACAAACAAATGCTAGAGAAGATGCAGGATCATATTCTGCTACCACTGGGGCAGTGAATGGTTTTGATGCCATGGATGAAACATTGGCTACTACTACATTTAGATTGTGGAAAAGAGCAGCCAGCGGCACAACTGCAATTAAATCTAAAATTGTTACTACAGGCACACTGAGTGCAATATCAAGAACTTTCACAATCAAACAGTCAATTGTTGGCGATGCGGCACTAAGTGCAGCAAGTACATTTACATTTACAGCAGCAGCTACAGCCGATGATGCATTCACTATTGCAGGATTGATTAATGGTGCTAACTATGTTGACAGTGCTGGCGATGCTATCACAAATAATGTAGTGGCCAGTGTTACTACCAATAACGAATTGGTACTCACACACAAGACAGGTGGCGACATTAGACTAACTGATGTCACAGGCACTTGTATTGGTACATTGTTTGCAGCCTACAATCTAGCAACAGGTGCTGGAACTAGTAATTTCTATGCATTGTCAAGTGGGTTGGCCACAGGTGCACCAGAAAGTTATTTGGCTTCTTTGTGGATCCCACTGGTCAATGATGTGTTTGCCGCTACCCCAGATGCTCCATTAGAAGAACCAGCAGATGGTCAACTATGGTATAATCCTGCGTTTGGCGATGTGGATCTAATGATACACAATGGCACAACCTGGGTAGGTTATCAAAACTTTACAGGATACACTGGTACTGATCCTGAAGGGCCGATTGTATCTGCTTCAATGCCAGAAACACAAACTGACAGTACTGCACTAGTCAGCGGTGACATTTGGATCAGCACAGCTGATCTAGAAAATTTCCCAAGCATATACAAATTCAATCCTGATGCAGGTACAAAACTTGCACAAAAATGGGTATTAGTTGACAAGACTGATCAAACTACAGAAGAAGGTGTTTTATTTGCAGATGCTCGTGCAGGTACTACCGGTGGATCAGCTACTGCTGCACCCACTGGATCAATCAAAGACTTGTTGACCAACAACTTCTTAGATCCAGACTCGCCAGATCCAGATCTATATCCCAAGGGTATGTTGCTATGGAACCTACGTAGAAGTGGTGGAAATGTCAAGAAATACAACAATGGTTATATTGACACCACAGCAGACAACGAAAGACAATCTGGATCACCTAGTATGGAAGCATACTGGCCAGATCGTTGGACCACAGCTAGTCCTAACAATGAAGATGGTTCAGGCAGCTTTGGTCGCAAGGCACAAAGATCAGCTGTGGTTGCTGCACTAAAGAGTGCTATTGACACCAGCGAAGAAGCACGTGACGAAGAACGCAGAAACTTCAATATAATTGCTTGCCCTGGATATCCAGAAGCACTTAGCAATTTGATCAACTTGAATCTGGATCGCAAGGTCACAGCTTTTGTGGTTGGCGATACACCATTGCGTCTAAAGAGCGATGCAACAAGCCTAACAACCTGGGGTACCAACGCTAACCTAGCACTGGACAACGGAGACAACGGTATTGTTACCTATGACGAATATGCAGCGGTTTATTATCCAAATGGATTTACCACTGATCTTACAGGTGCTAACGCTGTGGTTCCGGCCAGTCACATGATGCTGAGAACTATTGCTCTAAGCGACCAAGTGAGCTTCCCTTGGTTTGCACCGGCAGGAACACGTCGTGGCGGTATTACCAATGCCACAGCAGTGGGATACATTGATTCGTTGACAGGTGAATTCCAAAGCGTTGCCCTAAACAACGGACAGCGTGACACACTGTATGATCTAAAAGTCAATCCAATTCCGTTCTTTGTAGGCACAGGATTGGTAGCTTATGGTCAAAAGACTCGTGCAAGAAATGCATCATCACTGGATCGTATCAATGTGGCACGTCTAGTTGTATATCTACGCAGTCAGTTGACAAAACTAGCTCGTCCATATATCTTTGAGCCAAACGATTCTATCACTCGTGATGAAATTAAACAAGCTGTAGAAAGTTTGATGCTAGAACTAGTGGGTCTAAGAGCTATCTATGACTTTGCAGTAGTATGCGACGAAACCAACAACACACCAAGTAGAATTGATCGTAATGAATTATATGTAGATGTTGCCATTGAGCCAACCAAGGCCGTTGAATTTATTTACATACCATTGCGTCTCAAGAACACAGGTGAGATTTAATGAATAAATACAATATCGGAGCATAAGACAATGGCAATTACATCATTAACAAATTACTCGATTAACCCATCTGGTGCTGGTTCAAATACCGGTATGTTGATGCCGAAACTAAAGTATCGCTTCCGTGTTACTTTACTAGGGTTCGGCACATCGTCTAGTACAGAACTTACCAAGCAGGTTATGGACGTTACTCGACCAAAAGTTTCTTTTGAAGAAATACCAATCGAAATTTACAATTCCAAGATCAAAATTGCAGGCAAATACACCTGGGAAAATATTACGCTGAACCTCAGAGATGATGCCAGCAGTACTGTTATCAAATTAGTTGGTCAACAGATTCAGAAGCAGTTTGATTTTCATGAGCAGGCCAGCGCCCGCTCTGGTATTGACTACAAGTTTACCACACGTATCGAAATACTAGACGGCGGCAACGGCGCTGCTGCTCCAGTAGTTTTAGAAACTTGGGAATGCTATGGATGCTTCTTGCAAAACACTGACTACGGTGATTTGAACTATACAACCAATGAACCAGCCACTGTGGCTTTGACTATTGTTTATGACAATGCAGCGAACACTCCAGATTCACTTGGTGTTATTGGCGTAGGTACAGCTGGCACAAAGCGATCAGCAGGTAGTGCTCTAGCAGTAGGTAGCTCAGGTATTTAATTAATACCGTAACTCTAAAAAGCCCGAATTATTCGGGCTTTTTTTATGCATAAATAATTGTATGACTAGTAAGTTAACAAGATTTTTAAATAACATTGACCGTGGACCCAAAGGTGTAGTTGGTAATTTTCAACACGCCACAAGAATATTTGTTGACAACAATTATCGCCTGGCCCCTAGAACAAAATTTCTTTATTATGCTGTATTTACAGGAGCAGAAAGAGAAGTCAGCCTGTTGATCAAATCTACAGATTTGCCTAAATTTAATTTTGATATGGCCAATAAGAATGTGTATAATCGTACCAAACAGATTTATAAGAAAATAAATTACGAACCTATTAATCTAACATTTCATGACGATAATGCTGGTCTCATGCATTCTATGTATTCGGCCTACTATTCACATTATGCCTATGACGGAGGAAACGAACAAGGCAACCATCCCATGAGTCTTCTGAATTATTCTGGAGCATATGGAATGGGCTTTGCTACTCCTGTAAACTTTTTTAGAAAAATAGCATTATATACTCTGAGTAGACAGAGATTCAACGGATATGAACTGCTGGCACCAAGAATCAAATCTTGGTCGCACGGACAGGTAGATTATACTGCAAACGAAAGTTTAGATAACACAATGACCGTTGAGTACGAAGGTGTAAGGTATCTTTCAGGCAGTGTGGCCTACGGAAAACCCGATGGTTTTGCAAGCCTATCGTATGATGTTGAACCAAGTCCCAATGTCTTGGGAGCAAGACTGGGACTAGGAAATGTGCTCGGTCCATTTGGAGATATACTAGGTGGCGTCGAGTCTGTATTCGGCGATGTAACCAAAAAGAATATATTGAAGAATCCAGGCGGATTTATAACTACAGCAATTTCTCAAATTAATACCTATAAAAACAACGGGGGTCAATTCCCCACAGTGGATGGAGTTATTGGAGAATTTAAAAATCCTGCAAATATTTTAACAGCGGCCAACACCGTTGGCGGTATAGTAGGAGCCAGTTTTCCTAAAATAGGAGCAGCATTAGGATCTATTGTAGCTACCACTGCCACTAAAAAAGTTTTGCAAACGCAGGCCGCTAATAATACATTCCCACAGTCATCTGGTAGTACTAACGAAAGTCCAGGTGAATTTCCATGAGCACAATTAATTTACCAGAAGTTGCAAAAACAGACAGTGCTGCAAGTACAAAATTATTTTTTGATACCTACGGCCAACGACCTTTGGAATTTGGAGCCAATGAAGTTACTGCCAGTATAGGATTTTTTACAGGTAGGGGATTTGAAGAGGAAGCTGCCATGACCACAGCCATGACCATACTGCGTCAGGCCAAAATAGATGGCGTCCAAGTTTTTGAAATACTGGATACCCTAAAAGACCTCAACGGCACACAACTCAGTGCAGTGGTAGCACAGATTCTCAACAAATATCGCCCCAACACATCTTCATTGGGATTTAGAGCTCTGAACGTTATCAAGATAAATCAAACTAGAAACATTTTACCATAATGGCCAAATTTGCTCAAGGAAGATTCGAAATGAAAAATCCTAGCAAATATGTTGGGACCAAAACACCATTGGCAAGATCAAGTTGGGAATTTGTATTCATGCGAATGTTAGATGAACATCAAGGCGTAGAAAAGTGGGCTAGCGAAAGCATACAAATACCCTACAGAGATCCGTTGACAGGAAAATATACCATATATGTACCTGATTTTTTTATCACCTACGTTGACAAGAACGGAGCAAAACATGCGGAAGTGGTTGAAGTAAAACCAGCCAGTCAAACGCTGTTAGCCAACGTTGGCAAGAGCGTTTATAATCAACAACAATATATAAAGAATATGGCCAAATGGGAAGCTGCTACTAAATGGTGTAAGCAGCAAGGTATTAAATTCCGTGTGGTCAACGAAGAACATATTTTTCATCAAGGTTCAAAACGCTGATAAGTATTGCTATGACAAAGAAACTTGAAGAATTATTCAATTTAGACGACAAACAGATAAATGTTGTGCCTAAGTCTATCAACGAAGAATTAGTAGAAAAAGCTACAGAAGTAAAAACACTAGATGAAAGCATTGAAGCTGTTAATCAAATTACTAAAAATTTGCCGCAGATAAGTGAATTAAATGATCTAAATGACAACGAGTTGGACAATCTTGCTAGTAAAGCAGAAAAAGCCTACGACGATCTAATGGATCTAGGTATGAATGTTGAAGTTCGTTACAGCGGCCGGATATTTGAAGTAGCAAGCAGTATGATGGGTAATGCTATTACAGCAAAAGCAGCAAAGATTGATAAAAAGCTAAAAGCTATAGATTTACAATTAAAAAAATACAAGATTGACAAAGACAATAACGAAGATCCAAATGACGTAATCAATGGACAAGGGTATGTAATTACAGATCGCAACGAGCTCATTAAAAAATTAAGCGGCAAAGCATAAATACTAACATGAAACCATTTACAGAATATCTTGCTGAAAGCAAAAAAATCTATAACTTTAAAGTCAAAGTGGCTGGAGAATTGCCCGAGGCATTTCAGGAAAACTTGAAGACAGCACTAGATCGCTGCAAATGTATCAAGTTAGAAAAAATCAAGACTACTCCAATACAGGCATTGCCTTTGGACTTTCCCACAATGAAAAATTGTGAAGTAACTGTGTTCGAAGTAATTTGTGAATATCCTATTACTGGACCAGAAATAACCAATGATGTAAAAGCACTGGGACTTGACGAGGCTTGCTTTCGTGTTAGGGGCGGCAGTGAGCCTACAGAAGCTGACCAAGTTCTACTAGACAATGAGCCATCAGGTGAGTCTCTGTTGCTGGATTCCAACTACAAAGAAAATACCAATGTCAAACACAAAGATTATTTTGGTGATGACTTTAACAAAGGTTTTTTAAAAGACCTTGAAAAAACTGCAAAACAACGTAAAAAAGATCAAACTGGGCCAACAGAATACAAGCTGCCCAAAGGCAAGACTGACAAGTTAGGTCTTAAAAGCGCAATGGGGAGTAAATAATGGACTTTAATCAACTGTTAGCCAAGATGAGAGACTTGGATCAACCAACTACACAATCAATGCCTGCTACAGAAGCTTGTGGCGATGCACCTATGCCAATGAGCATGCCACCGTCAATGAATGATCAAGCACCGCCTGCTCATCCTAGTATGAGTGTAAATCTTAATGCACAAGGTATGGACAACATCGAAAGTTTAATAAAACTCATGACCAAGGTTAATCCAGATATGATTAATCAGCCAGCTAAGATGATGCCAATGCCCGCTATGACTGCAATGCCATCATTGACTCCTCCAGGACCTAGCATATCTGCCATAGGTGATCTCGGCAATCTAGATGCTGGCCCGTTAAAGATGCTGCCAGACCTAGACATGGACGAACCACACGATGAGCCCGATGCAGATAATATGGGTGGCCCAAGTGACAATGACTCTGATAATATGCCCGGAGACAATGACCTTGACAAAGACTCAAGCGATCAAGGTGACGACGGTGACGATAGCGACATGGAAAAAGATGACGACAAGAAAAATGAATATGTCAACGAGCCGGAAGAAGAATACAAAGACATTGACTATATGGTCAACAAACTTGCCGGTGGTATGAATGGCCCTAAAGGCACATATCCCAAAGTAGCAGGTGGTGACAATCCTATGCAACGTGTTGAAGCTGTTGATCTGAGAACTTCTATTAGAAATGAATTACGCAATCGGTTATCAGAAGTTAAATCTCATCAATCTGCCACCACAATGAAGCACGTTAAAAATCCAACAGCAGGCGAAAAGAAAGCTGCCAAAGACATCAAGCCAGGTGTAGCTGGATATAAAGATCGTATAGATATGTTAAAGTCGGCAGAAGCCGATGGCAGATTAAAAGATTAAGGAGCTATAAATGGGATCATTTACAAGAACAAACGGACTCAGCTGTACAGTAGGAACCCTGTATAATTTAAATGCAAATGCATTTTTGATTACTGTAAAAAACGCCGGAGCCAGTGCTATCGATCTAAGAGCAGAAGATGATGCTGTAGATGAAGTCGTGGAACAGATTGTTAAAGAAATTAATCCTTTAATGTTTTTTGTTACCAATAGCAGTGCAGGCACAATACACGTGGTTATGGATCAAAGTGTAAATTTAGCCTCAGAACTGCAGGTACGGATTAGAAGAATTGGCATCGACGGTGGTGGCGCAACTACCACAAGCATCGGTCCCAACGACATTGACATTAGCGGAACTACAGTAGCCGCAGCAGCCAGTATTACTGTAGCATAAAAAATAAAAAACCCAGCGGCAAAGTAGAAGTAGTAACCAAGATTGGAAAGAAATAAAATGAACACATTATTCACGGCTTATAGTAAAGGATTCTCAACTGCTGACGAAGCCGATCAACACCGAAAAAAGTTGATGCATCCAGATGAGTATGGAGTTTTTGGTATTTGGTCTGACGATTTCACCCACAGTCTGTGGTGCATTATGCCGAAAGCAGCACTGGAAATCCTTCAACCAAACTCTGAGATAATAGATGCATAGACAGTAACTAAGATTGGAAAGAAATGTAAATGATCCCAGTGTGGTAGCATAAAAAATACAAAACCAAATAGGCTCTTCGGAGCCTATTTTTTTCAGTAAATAACAGTATGGCAAAATCACTAGACGGCAATTTAATCAAAAAGGCTCATGCACCTCAACGATACACGTTAGAGGAAGTCAAGCATCTAGAAGCCTGTATGGATCCTGTTGACGGTCCGTTATATTTTTGTAAAAACTTTTTAAAGATTCAACATCCTGTTCGTGGATCAATTCCGTTTGTGCCCTACGAGTACCAAGAACGATTGATTCAATCATATCACAACTACAAACAGTCTATTGGTATGCTGCCTCGTCAGATGGGTAAGACCACCTGTGCCACAGGATACTTACTATGGTATACACAGTTTGTGCCAGAAGCTCAGGTGTTAATTGCGGCTCACAAGTATGAAGGTGCGCAGGATATCATGAATAGGTATCGATTTGGCTATGAAAATCTTCCTGATTTTATTCGTGCTGGTGTTTATTCATACAACAGAAATACCATTGAATATGACAACGGTGCTCGTATACAGGCAGTAACCACAACAGAAAATACAGGTCGTGGTAAATCTCTTTCACTGATCTATTGTGATGAGTTTGCATTTGTGCAACCGCCAGAAAAAGCCAAAGAGTTTTGGACTGCATTATCACCTACTCTGTCAACAGGTGGTAAATGTATTATTACATCAACTCCAAACTCAGATGAAGATCAATTTGCACTTATTTGGACAGAAGCTCAAAACCGTTTTGATGAATTTGGCAATGAAACTGAATTGGGCAAAAACGGATTTCACAGCTTTTTTGCACACTGGAATGAACATCCTGATCGCGACGACGCCTGGGCTCAAACAGAAAGAGCCAAAATAGGCGACGAAAGATTTCGTAGAGAATTTGATTGCGAATTTTTGATCTTTGACGAAACACTGATTAATGCTGTTAAACTTGCAGAACTCAAAGGCATCGATCCCATAATGACCATGGGACAAACACGGTGGTATAAAGAAATTGATGCTAGATGTACCTATCTAGTTTCATTGGATCCCAGTCTTGGTACTGGTGGAGACTATGCTGCCATCCAGGTGTTTGAAATGCCCAGTATGATTCAGGTAGCTGAGTGGCGTCATAATCTAACTCCTATACAGACTCAAGTAAAACACCTAAGAGAAGTATGCAAATACATTCAAGACAGAAGCACAGAACTAGGCGGTGCAAGTTCGCAGATCTACTACAGTGTAGAAAATAATACCTTGGGCGAAGCTGCATTGATTGTGATCAATAATATAGGCGAAGAAAACTTTCCCGGACTGTTTCTAAGTGAACCTATACGCAAGGGACACGTTCGAAAATTCCGTAAAGGATTCAATACCACACACCGTACAAAAATAACCACTTGTAGTCAGCTCAAACATATGCTAGAAACACAAAAGATGAAGATCAATAGCAAGCCTTTGATTTCTGAATTAAAAACTTTTGTAGCTCACGGAGTAGGATTTGGAGCCAAGACCGGAGAACACGATGATCTTGTGAGTGCAACATTGCTGATACTGCGTATGGCCACTATTCTCAGCGACTGGGATCCTAAGATCTACGAAAAAATGACTGAAAAACTCACAGAAGATCAAATGCCAATGCCGATCTTTGTCAGCAGCGGCTTTTGATAAATATAACTATGGATGCAACAAACAATATTGCCACTGATCTATTCTACAAAATACGTAGTAGATTTTCTGGCCTAAAATTAGGCAACGACACAGGTGCTATCACTATCAATCCCGAAGAAGCAAGATTCTTTGATTTTGATTACAAAGACGGCGAAGCAGCTATTGGTCATGTAAGTATTAGCCTGGCGGAGGATAATTCTATTAAAGTTTATTTCAGTACAGGAATAACAGAAAGCATGGATACCTTACAGAAAGAAGGCTGGTATGGATTCTTAAAAGAATTACGGTTGTTTGCCAAAAGAAGATTAATGAGTTTTGATACTAGAGATATTGCCAAAGACAATCTAGATCGTAGAGACTTTGAGTTTTTAAGTCAATACAATGCACCAAAACAATCACAACCAAATACACCCCCCACCGTTGGAGAATCAATTATGAGCGAAAGCGCAATGTATGGCAGCAAGAACGTCAGCTTCCAAAAATTAATGGACACACGTTTAATCATCAAACACAGCAAGGCAGTTATGGACGACACTGCCCCTGGTAGTAGAACAAGAAACATCGGTGCATTGTTTGTGGAAAATCAAGACGGTGAAAGATTTAAATATCCTTTTATCCACCTAGCTGGTGCTCGTGCTATGCAACGTCACGTAGCCAATGGCGGATTGCCCTATGACGAACTTGGAAAAAGCATTGTTGGTATGAGTGAAGAAATTGCGCAACTAAAAAGTTTTGAAAGTTATGTTGTGCGCAATGATCTAATGAATTCAATGAACAACTCTATTGTAGAACGATCATCACAATATCTAAATGGACTAAGAGAACAAATCAAAGCACTGGCCAAGCAAGGCCATTACGAGGCATACAAAGAAAATTTCCAGGCAATGGAACCCTTAGAGATTCCACAAGACGTAGTAGAACAGTACACAGATCAATTTACAGTAAGAAATTTCAAAGAAGATATCAAATCAGTATTTCCTGTTCTATATAGAATAATGAAAGAAAACGAAATAGGCTATGACGACATAGTCGAAATGACGCAACCAGACGTAGTAGAAAACGAGGTTGCTGCAAATTACAACGATCCATTTGCTAGGTTTGAAACTTGGGCAATGGGACTAGGCGAAGCTAGTGCAATTGCTAGCGAAGATCAAGAAGAAAAATCAGCAGCAGTAAGAGAATTACAAGAATTAGTAGGACAACATTTTCCAGCAGGTGTAGATGGCACAAACGCTATCGAAAGCCTTAAAGGCATAATTGAAGATCCACAATTGTTTCAAGAAATTAAAGAACAATCAAAACAAGATCCAGACAGCTGTGTAAGAGGTCTGATAAAAGAATGGTTAGAGCAAAATGCGCCCGATACTCTAGAACAATTAGACTTCGGAGATTTTGTTCCACCAGAAGGTGAAGCGCCGGCGACTGACCAAGGGGGTGATATAACAGCGCCAGAAGCACCACAAGAGGGATCCGATGGTCCAAATAAAAGCGATGTTCCTGCTTTTATGCGAAAAGCCAAAGGTGACGATGATTGGAAAATGAGCACCAAGGATATGGATGACGAACAAACAAAATCGCCAACCAGTTCCGCTGGGCTAGCACGTAGAAAACAAGAACTAGGTATGGGGGAAGCTGATACTGAACCATCTAAAAAAGATGATGACGACAATTCTCCTCCTTGGGATGCAGATGATGAAAAGTCAAATTTTAAAAAGCCCAACAATCCTAACAGAACAGGCCGAGATAGTGCTAGAGCATTAGCACAGCGAGGCATGCAGTCTAAAATGGATGTTCAAGAGTTAGCAGAATTTGTTCATACATTTTATGATCGTGAATCAGGTACATTCCCTAAAGGCCCAGAAGGCGTTGCTATTATGGTAGGCAAGAAGTTTGGTGAACAAGCAGAAATGGTTGCTCGCAAAATGGTAGAAAGAATGGCACCACAACAGCAAGATCCGCAGATTGCAGAACTTGCTCGTATTAGAGAATTGGCAGGCTATTAAAATTTAATGCTAAACAGATCGGGCACTTAGGTGCCCTTTCTTTTGGCTAAATTGATTGTCAACGAATTCACAGGCTACCGCGTTATATATATGTAGGGGTAGAAATTCCTACTTAACCAAAAGGAAACTTTAAAATGAAATCAGCAATCGCAATCCTCGCTACCGTGTTCGCAGTATCAGCATTTGCACAAGCACCTGCCAAGAAAGAAGAAGCCAAGCCAGCAGCACCAGCTGCCGCAGCAAGTGCTCCAGCAGCACCAGCTAAGGTTGAAGCCAAGAAGGAAGAGAAAAAGCCTGCAAAAAGTGAGCCTGCTAAGAAAGAGCCAGCTAAAGCAGACGCAAAGCCAGCCGCTGCTCCAGCGAAGTAAATTTGATTTAGAAGACAGTGACCTCATAATAGACGATGAGGTCACTTATGGCCGTAATCGACGAAGCGCAGAGTTTGGCAAGTTAGTTGAAGATGACGAACTATCAGACTATGTAAAGTTTAGATTATGGCTGGCTAGACAAAGAGCAATGGCCAAATATAAAGAAGTCCATGGTTAAGCCCTGGGCTTTTTTATTGGCAAAATAAAATCAAAAATAAACAAAAAATCATTGACCTTGCTAAATAAAAAGCGCATAATAACATATGTGCATAAGGCATATAAACATTTTAGGCATAACATAGGAGGCATTTAAAATGGCAACTCTCGCAGAAATCCGTGCAAAACTTCAAGAAGCACAATCAAAGTCCACAGGACAATCCACAGGCGGTGGAGACAACGCAATTTACCCACATTGGAATATGCAAGAAGGCAAAGAAGCGGTTATCCGTTTGCTACCCGATGGCAATTCAGCCAATACGTTTTTCTGGGTAGAACGTGCAATGATCAAATTGCCGTTCGCAGGCATCAAAGGTGAAACAGATTCACGAGCCGTGCAGGTACAGGTTCCTTGTGTAGAAATGTACAACGACGGTACAGCCTGTCCGATCCTGACAGAAGTTCGTGGCTGGTTTAAAGACAAGGCTCTGGAAGAAATGGGTCGTAAGTATTGGAAGAAGCGTTCATACATCTTTCAAGGGTTTGTGGTAGAAGATCCTATTAAGGAAGATAGAATTCCAGAGAATCCTATCCGTCGATTCATTATCGGTCCACAGATTTATCAAATTATCCGTTCAGCACTGATGGATCCAGAGTTGGAAGAATTGCCAACTGACTACATGCGTGGCGTTGACTTCCGTATTGCTAAAACTAGCAAAGGTGGTTTTGCTGACTACTCTACCTCAAAGTGGAGCCGTCGTGAACGTGCAATTGCCGATGCAGACAAAGCAGCAATTGAACAGTTTGGATTACATAATCTCAGCGACTTCTTGCCCAAGAAGCCAACAGACGTCGAGCTCAAGGTCATGAAAGAAATGTTTGAAGCGTCAGTTGACGGTGAAGCATATGATATGGATCGGTGGGGTCAATACTTCAAACCAGCAGGTATGGGTCAAGCAACAGGTGATCCCAATAAAGCTGCCGCACCACGTGCCGCAGTAGCCGCTCCAGTAGCCGCAGCCGAAGAAGATGCTCCTTGGGAAGAGCCTGCTACTCCAGCAGTAAAGGCAGCAGCACCAGCAGCATCAGCAGCACCTACTGGTGAAAGTGCAAGTCGTGCGCAAGATATTCTTGCGATGATTCGTAACCGTCAAAAGTAAATCGTTGTAGACAAGAGTACGAGCCCGCGCTCGTACTCTCTTTCATTTCAGGAGAATAATAATGGCAAGAGTACAAAAAATTAATGAGAACTTCTCTCTAAGTTTTAACAGCAGAGAAGACCAAACAGGCGATACAGTAGCAGACATTGATGTTAGATTTGACAACCCCAAGGATGATTCTGTTATAATTAATAGATTAAACACTTGGCTTATAGCAATTGGTCGTACTGACATTGTTGTAAGTCCAAAGAAACTACCAAAGGGTGAATAATGGCAAAAGCATTCGATATCAGTAAATTTAGAAAGTCAATTACTAAATCTATCGACGGTTTAAGTATTGGCTTCAACGACCCAACAGACTGGGTCAGTACAAACAACTACGCATTAAACTATCTTATCAGTGGATATTTTGATCGTGGTATTCCACTAGGCAAGGTAACTGTGTTTGCGGGTGAAAGTGGTGCAGGTAAAAGTTTTATCTGTTCAGGTAATCTAGTCAAGAACGCACAAGCACAGGGCATTTATCCTATCTTGATTGATACAGAAAATGCGCTAGATGAAAAATGGTTACACGCTCTCGGAGTTGATACAAGTCCAGACAAGTTGTTAAAACTTAACATGGCCATGATTGATGACGTGGCAAAGACTATCACAGAGTTTATTGCAGAATACAAAACAATGGATGAAGCAGATCGTCCCAAGATCTTGTTTATCATAGACAGCTTAGGTATGCTGTTGACGCCTACAGACGTTAATCAGTTCCAAGCTGGTGATATGAAAGGTGATATGGGCCGTAAGCCTAAGGCATTGACAGCACTGGTTCGCAACTGTGTTAATATGTTTGGCGCCTACAACATTGGTATGGTATGTACCAATCACACCTACGCAAGTCAAGATATGTTTGATCCAGATGACAAGATCTCCGGTGGACAAGGTTTCATCTACGCAAGTTCGATCGTTGTTGCTATGCGTAAATTAAAATTGAAACTTGATGCAGACGGCAACAAGACTACAACTGTACAAGGTATTCGTGCAGCTTGTAAGATTATGAAAACTCGTTATGCAAAGCCGTTTGAAAGTGTACAGGTTGAGATTCCTTATGAAACAGGTATGAGTCCATACAGTGGATTAGTCGACTTGTTCGAAGCCAAAGGTCTGCTCAAGAAGGAAGGTAATAGTCTTGTCTACACTACCAAAGACGGTGAGATCATCAAGCAGTTCCGCAAGGCCTGGGAACGCAACGAAAAAGACGGTCTCGACATTGCAATGGCAGACATTTCTAAACACGGTGAAATTTCCACTTCTGAGATAACTACTACAGTTGAACCAGACTTGGAGGTCACTGAATGAAAGAAGATTTAATTGCAGATATTTGGACATTGGTGTTAGAACACATTCCTGAGAAACATCGTAAAGATGTGGCAGCAGATTTTGTTAATACACTAATAGATTATGGTATCAAAGAAAGCGTACTTGACGGCCTCAAAGGTGTTGACACATATCTTGATACTGCAATTGATTATGCAATTGACGGAGAAGAGATTGAGGATGAAGATAGTTACGAAGATGAGGAATAAATGAATTGGTACGATCGTGTTTCTAAAGATATCTCAAATATCCCAGATGCTGTGGCCTATTATGAAGCTGAATTAATTCATGCAAAACAAGATGTCCGTGTAGCAGGAAACATTGAAAAAGCCTCTGCACAGATGCCTGGCATTGTAGAAAATCGATTTAACCAACTTCAAGAAATTGAAGGTATTTTAGAATATCTCAATATCGAACTTCGTAGACTCCGCAGTCAACACTTTCGCAAGTATCTTGAAACCTATCAACGTCAGTTAAGCTCTAGAGACTGTGAAAAGTTTGTCGAAGGCGAAGCTGATGTTGTTGATTTCGAAAAGATTATCAATGATTTTGCCTTGCTACGCAACAAATGGTTGGGCATTATCAAGGCTCTAGACATAAAACAATGGCAGTTAAGCAATATTGTAAAACTACGTACAGCTGGCCTAGAAGACGCCAGTCTTTAAATACTGTATAATATATGCAGATAAATATCTGCATGAAAATAATATTAGTTACAGGTGGATTTGACCCCTTACACAGTGGTCATATTGAATATTTTAAAGCCGCAAAACAATTAGGCAATCTTTTGATTGTAGGCATTAACAGCGATGCTTGGCTCACACGTAAAAAAGGCAGAGCATTTATGCCTGCCGCTGAACGCAAAGCTATTATTGAAAACTTACATCAAGTACACAAAGTAATAGAGTTTACCGACAATGATGATAGTGCTATAGATGCTATTAGACAAGTACAGGAACTTTTTCCTAGAGATAAAATAGTATTTGCTAACGGCGGTGACAGAACCAAAGATAACATTCCTGAAATGGTCTTTGAAGATGTAGAGTTTGTGTTCGGAGTCGGCGGAGAGAACAAAGCCAATAGTAGTTCTTGGATACTTAATGAATGGCGAGCACCCAAGACAGGCCGGTCTTGGGGATACTATCGAGTGTTGCATGAAGTTAACAATCATGTCAAACTCAAAGAACTCACGGTCAATCCCAAGACCTGCCTCAGTATGCAACGTCATCAAGACCGTGCAGAACATTGGTTTGTGGCCGAAGGCACCGCCACAGTCTATACTATAGATCGCAGCTCAGACATGGATCTGTTAGGCGAATATACACAACATCAACACATACATATTAATACAACTCAATGGCATAAGTTATGCAATGAGACAGATCAACCCTTGCGAGTTATTGAAATTCAATATGGTGAAAATTGTGTAGAAGAGGACATAGAAAGAAAATGATTAATATTTTTATCGGTTACGATCATCGAGAAGCTATCGCATATCATGTATGCGCTAACAGTATAATCAGGCATTCTAGTAAACCAATTTCGATTACACCACTTGCATTAAAAAACATGCAAGATTATCAAGAAACGCATACCGACGGTAGTAATCAGTTTATCTACAGTCGTTTCCTTGTTCCACATCTAATGGAATATAAAGGTTGGGCAATCTTTATGGATGGCGATATGTTGGTCCGTGACGATATTGAAAAATTATGGGCTCTTAGAGACGACAGTAAAGCAGTAATGGTAGTTAAACACGATTACAAAACCAAGATGACAGAAAAGTACCTTGGCGCTAAAAACGAAAACTATCCTCGAAAGAATTGGTCAAGTGTTATTCTTTGGAATTGTGGTCATGCTGCAAATAAAGTAGTAACACCTGAATTTATTGAAACTGCTACAGGCGCCCAACTTCATAGATTTACTTGGCTTGCTGATGAGTTAGTTGGGGAATTGCCTAAGGTATGGAACTGGCTACCCGATGAATTTGGCGCGAACCAAGATGCAAAATTATTGCACTATACACTAGGAACACCTAGCTTCCACGACTTTGCTACTACTCCAATGGGAGATGAATGGCACCGTGAACGCATTTATACCGATTACTGTCTACAGCGCAATCTATGATTTTTCTAAGTAAAGACGGGGAGGACGAGTACATTAATTTGTTTGCCCTGGGATGCAAGACTGCACCAATATCAACAGAAGATTTTGTTTACGCAGATTCTCAAGATCCAATTATCCTAAGAGGAATCCTTAAACATAAAATAATGAAACGTTGCTGGAAAGACGGGCGTACATTTTATTATATGGACACAGGGTATTTTGGCAATGAAAGAACTGCATCCAATCCTAATGGATGGAAACTGTGGCATCGCATAGTAAAAAATGATCTGCAACATAGTGAGATTATTTCGAGGCCCGACGATCGTTTTAAAAAATTTAATAAAACTTTTCTCCCCTGGAAAAAAGATGGAAGAAAAATATTAGTTGCAGCACCAGATGAAAAACCTTGCAAATTCTATGGAGTTACTAAGGATCAATGGGTTAATGAAACTGTTGCAAAAATCAAAGAATATACCGATAGACCAATAGTAGTTAGAGAACGAGCACCTAAAAGAATAGATAGAATTGTCACAGACACACTACAGCAGGCGCTTGATAATGATGTATTTGCTCTAGTGACGTACAATAGTGTTGCCGCAATAGAAAGTATATTTCATGGTATTCCAGCATTTACTCTTGCTCCTACAAACGCAGCAAGTCCGGTAAGTCTTCAAGATATTAGTAAGATTCAAACTCCTTACTATCCTGATCAAGATAAATTGTATGCCTGGGGCTGTCATTTAGCCTATGGACAGTTTCATAATTCAGAATTAAAAAGCGGCAAGGCGATGGAACTATTAACACAATGAAAGAATTATCTTTAGAAGAATCGTTAGTACAGGGTTCAAATAATTATTGCACAACAAAAATGCAAGAATCTTCCAAACCCATGGTAGTTCGTGGAGTAACTAGCAAGAGCGAAATAGTTGAATGCCAAAAAACGCAAAGAGATTTCTATTATATAGATACTGGTTATTTGGGAAATTTTCCTAGTCCAGGAAATACTTCTGGAAAAAAGATCTGGCATAGAGTAGTTAAAAACGACCTGCAACATACATTACCCAGAAATGTAGATTCTAATAGATGGGAACAATTACAAAAACAAGATCCCAGACTAGTATGGCAAGGATGGAAAAATCATAGCAAGAAAATTTTGCTAGTTCTGCCTAATCCAAAAGCCTGTAGATACTATGACATTGATTGCGACACTTGGGTGGAAGAAACTACCGAACAAATTAAAACTTATTCTAATTTGCCAATTGAAATTAGAGTGAAAGGAACACGAAGTGAAAGAGGTCACGGATACTCTATCTATTCTGCTTTTGAAACAGGAGTATACGCCACAGTCTCTTTTAATAGCATTGCAAGTTTAGAATCAGTATTATACGGTATACCTGCATTTGTTTCAGTTCCGTGCGCGGCTAGCACATTGGCATCTACTGATTTGTCCACCCTTAAAAATCCCCATAGACCACTCTTAGAAGACATAACTAAGATGTGTAAGACATTGTCCTACGGCCAATTTACTCATGAAGAAATTGCCAACGGCACAGCTTGGAAAATATTAAATCAATGAAATTATTAGTAAACGACAAAGAACTTGCGCACTATCTTATAAGTCTTATAGATCTAAAAGATCATTGCTTACACATAGAGTTAAATGAGCGTAAAACTGCAGAAGCTATAAATTTTATTCTTGAGAAAAAAAATCATCATAAATTTGACATTGAAAAATTTCGTGATAAGTTTAAAGAAAAACTGTTGAGGGGAGTTTCTGCAGATGCTACAGAATGGCGTAGTAAAGTTAACACGGTTTTAGAAAATTACAAAAAAAATTATTTTAGTCAAGTACATAAACAAGCAGAATATGTAATAGAAAAATTAGGTGACAAAAATATCATCGACGCCTATATGAATAGTGATCGACAATATTTTATCAAATCTGTTGGGCAACAAATAGATCCCACATCAACTATGATTAGGCGAAAAGATTTCATAGATAGTAGAGAAGATTGCCTGTTAAGAAACACCGTAGGCAATGAACATATTATTGTAGATAAAATTGATAACAGTCTTCCGTTTTGGTTTATAGATAGCGGATACACGAATTTTATTGAACCCAATAAAAAATGGCACAGACTCACAAGGAATCACCTGCACTTTAATAATCAATTTATTTCACCTACAGATAGATTGAAAAATTTTGCAGAGTTTCCTAGACCTTGGCGCAAAGAGGGTAAAAAAATATTGATTGTTGAGCCGGGGGAATTTGCTGCTGGTATCATGCACGTAGAAGCAAAATCTTGGACCGAATCTGTCATAGCTGAATTAAAAAAATACACGGACCGACCCATAGAAATTAGATCTAAAATCAATAAGAAAACACGCACCAGTCTTTATCAAACATTGTTGAATGGAGGCTACTATTGCACAGTCAGCATCAATTCAAACAGTGCTGTGGAATCTATTTGGGCTGGTATACCTGCTATCACTCTCAACAAGCACGTGAGTAATTCTGTAACTAGAAACAATCTTGCACAGGTCAACGATTTATATTATGGACCACTAGGAGATTGGCTAGCATGGCTCAGCTATTGTCAATTTACATATGATGAACTAATAGATGGTACTGCACTTAGCATTATCAAGGAATATCACAGTGTCTAATATAACTGCTGTGGCATATTATGCTGGAATACCACCCAATAATCATAATATGGAGAAGCCGCAGATATTAAACTATTTTTGTCAAGGAGTTATTGCGTCAGGTGATACTGCAATAGCACATACTGGAATGAATGCAATTCCTTGTGATGTAGCACTGATACAGGGATTTGTTCATGAACACGGTAAATCTGCACCGCATCTACAACTGAGACAAAGTGCAGTGAATCTTCAAAAGTCAACAAACAAAAGATCGTTAATTGTAGATAGCAATTTATTTTTATACGCAGACAAGTCTAACCCACTGCACTATTTAAGATATAGTTTTGACGGAGTATTTCCAACCACCGGATTTTATTTTGATAGAGATACCAATCCCGCTCGATGGCAACAGATCAGCAAGGATTTAGATATTAGTTTAAAGCCTTGGAGAACACAAGGCAATCATATACTAATCTGCTTACAGAGAAACGGTGGATGGAGCATGAGAGGACTAGATGTTATACAATGGATGAACTCAACTATTTTAGAAATAAGGAAATATAGTCAACGACCTATAATTGTTAGGGCTCATCCCGGAGATAAAAAAATTGGAAGCTATTTAAAAATAAATCACAAATCAGTATCACTGAGCGTGAACGCTAATCTTAAAGAAGATTTAGTTAACGCCTGGGCCACAGTGGTTTACAATAGTAGTCCTAGTGTAGCCAGTGTTATTGAAGGAATTCCAATTTTTTTAACTGATCCAATGCCACAACATAGTCAAACGGTAGCTGTGGCCAATACTAACCTTAGTGCTATAGAAAATCCAGTTATGTTAGAACGGCAGGCATGGATTGAAAAAATTAGTATGTGTCATTGGAATTTTGATGAACTAAGATCCGGAGCCGCTTGGAAATTTTTTAAACAATATATCTAACGCCAGTATGCTTCAGTTCGATGAACTTTAAGATCTTCACGTTTACTTCTACCAAGATTTTTCCTACCGCCTTTGAGATGATCTAACCAAGCACCCCATTCGCTGTTGATCAATGGATGCCCTTCACCTTGAGAACTTCCTAATCTAGGACGAATGTCATGTAGATGAGCAGCCCAATCTAGTTGCCTCATCTGCGGAAATTTCATACGTACAGCATCAAACACAAAACTGTCATGCCATTCGGCTAACTGAAAAATTCCTTGTTCTGCCTGATCATAAAATCTTTGAAATTCTTTTAAGAATGCCTGTACATTTGCAGATCGTAAATTCATAGAGTATAAGCCACACTCTGAATATTTGCCTTTTCTTCCAAGATAACAAAGTTCTGAGTCTGCAGGAATCATTCTGTACAAGTCCTGCATAGTAATAGGACTGTGACAAATAGTATCAGCATCCATCCATATCAATATATCTGCATCTGTTTCTTTGGCACAATCAAATATTGAATAAACTTTATGTGCAAATCTAACAGCATGCCATTTAAATCCTTTGCCTGAATCTTTTCTTTTGCTTCGGATTGGGTCAGCACTAACATCACCGTTAGCTTTAGGAACATCTTTCCATTGATTTTTGAATGCCATTAGCTCTGGAATTTCTTCTAGGCGTTTCAGTGTAACATGATTGTGGTCACGTATAGCAGGATTACACGCTTCTGGATAAATGTGTAAAATTACTTCTTGGGGCCAATTTACACAAAAAGTATCAATCATCTTCTGTGCATATTTTTCTAGACCTTCTCCGTGAAAGGTGGTCACGACTGCAATTTTCAATTTATTTTTTTCCATAGGTGTGAATCTCCAAACATTTCTACCACAGCATATCCGTATGTTTTCAAAAACTTGTATTCTGTTTTGGCAAACAACTCAACACCCTGAACTAGTATAACCGATTGATATTTATTAAGCAAAGGAAGCAATTTAGACACATGTATATCTTGGTCTCTATCCATTATAATGGCGTCTATGTCTGGTAGTGTTTCTATTTGATCAAAACTTTCTTTATATATGAGATTTTTTCTTCGAAAGTCCTGCGGGCCGGTAGAAATTATAAACACGCTAGGGAAAACATCGCAAAGATTCGGTAATTTCTCCCAACCGGTACCTACTACTAGAATATTTCTAATATTTTTTTTTGATTTACTAATTCTTTTAATAAATTTGTTCATAGGTTTCATTAAATACTCATATATTTATTTCAAACAAAATGCGTTTTAGAATTTATCAAGAAAATGGAGCATTAAACAGCACTCCTGTGTTTGCAGCCTTTTCTGCAGGCTTAAAAAAGCTAGGACATTCAGTAGTGGACAAGGATGAAGATGTAGGTGTGATTTGGTCCGTGTTATGGCAGGGGAGAATGCGGCCAAATAAGTCCATCTATGAAAATTTTACAAAAAATCACCGACCTATTATAATTATTGAGGTAGGAAATTTAAAAAGAGGAGTGACCTGGCGAGTAGGCCTAAATCATATCAACAATTTTGGTATATTTGGCAATCAACAAGATTTAGATCTAACAAGACCACAAATTTTAGGTGTTTCACTCCAACCTGTAAATCATCATCGAAGGCAAGAAATTCTAATTGCCTGTCAACACAGTGCTAGTTTGCAATGGTGTGATCAACCATCAATGGAACAGTGGGTCAAACAAACCATTCTCGAAATAAAGAAACACAGTGATAGAAAAATCGTGGTTAGACCCCACCCAAGATCGCAGATTCTTGAGAAATTCGTAGACGCTGTGATTGAAGTGCCAAGAAAAATACAAAACAGCTACGATGACTTTGATATCAATTACAATTATCATTGTGTGATAAATCATAACAGTGGACCGGCTGTGCAGGCAGCTATAAAAGGAGTTCCTGTAATCTGTGATAGTTCAAGTTTGGCACATCCAGTCAGTGAAAAATGGAAAAATTTAGAAAATCCTCAACTGCCCGATCGAGATGACTGGTTTTTAAAACTCTGTCATAGTGAGTGGACCGTGGAAGAAATTGGTCAAGGAACGCCAATTCTTAGATTACAAACACACATCGAGCATCTATTACACGCACATAGTTGATTTTCAAAATTATCGGTGTTATAATATAACAATGGTACC